ATGCAGCTACGCACGAAAACCTGGCCGGAAATCGGAAAATGGAATAGGCTGGCAGAAACGTTCGATTGGTTCAAGGTGACGAAGACAAGCATGTTTTCTGCTGATCCCGGTGCTGAACATACTTGGCGCGCTGATGCTATTCCGTGGTCAGAGCACAATACCGAAGCGTTCGCGGGACTGCACAACGAGGGCTCGCGTATTGTGCTGATCTTTGACGAGGCCAGCGCGATTGCCGATAAAGTGTGGGAAGTGGCCGAAGGCGCATTAACCGACGCAAACACGGAAATCATTTGGTTGGCGTTTGGGAACCCGACGCGTAATACGGGACGGTTCCGAGAATGTTTCCGGCGCTACCGCAAGTTGTGGAAGACGTATCAAATCGACAGCCGTACCGTGGAGGGTACGAACAAGGAATATCTGCAAGAGATGGTCGATACCCATGGCGAAGATAGCGATCTCGTCAAGTACCGCGTGCGCGGCATATTTCCTGATGCGTCCACTAAACAATTCATCGCCAGCAGCGACGCGCAGAATGCCATGGGTCGGTTCCTGCGTCCTGAACAATACAATTTCGCGCCGGTGATTCTGACGTGCGATCCGGCATGGGAGGGTGACGATGAATTGGTGATTGGCAAGCGCCAGGGGCTGCGTTTTGATATTTTGAAGATCATTGCCAAGAACGACAATGATATTGAAATTGCCAACCTGCTTGCGCGGTTTGAAGACGAACACCAGGCCGATGCGGTGTTTATCGATTTTGGTTATGGCACGGGGATTGTGTCTGCGGGCAAGACCATGGGCAGACGCTGGCGACTGGTGAATTTTGCGAGCGCGTCGGCCGATATGGGTTGTCTGAACAAGCGCGCGGAAATGTGGTTGGGTGCGCGCGACTGGCTTAAAGCTGGCGGCGCGCTGCCACCGGATCAGCAATTGGTGGACGAGTTGACATCCCCAGAAACCAAACCTCGAACGGACGGCAAACTACAGCTTGAATCCAAGGACGACATGAAAAAGCGCGGACTACCCAGTCCGAACCGCGCCGATGCGCTGTGTTTGTCGTTCGCGTATCCAGTGGCGACCAAGGTGCAGCGAGCATTGAGGCCACGGTTTGCACGGATGGATTGAAAAAACGCACAACTCTGCGTTTTACCCCTGTCATGCTTGGCGGCATTGTGGTCAACAGCCAAGAGGTAAGCGATGGGGGCTTTGTTCTCTAGACCTAAAACACCGAATATTCCCGCGCCGCCTGCGCCGTCCGCCCCCCCGGCGTCCGTTGATGCGGTGGTGGCCAGCGATGACGAGACCAAGCGCTTGCGTAAGAAGCGTGGGGTCGCTAGTACGATCCTGGCGGGGGAATCGGCATCCCCGACGGGATCGGTGGCGACCAAGACGCTGCTGGGTTCGTAGATGCGCAACGAAGACGTCGATCTGGTGCGCGACATCATCGCCGAGCACGAGGCGATGAAGCGCGCGCGCCAATCATTTGAGGCGCAGTGGGACGAAGTGCTTGAGCTGGCTTTGCCGCGCTATCGCAAGTTCGCCCAGGAATCCGACCAGAATCCCGGCCAGAAGCGCACGCAAGAGATATTCGATGCCACGCCCATGCTGGCGTTGCGTCACTTCGCCGCAGCTATGGATTCGATGATCACGCCGCGCACGCAGAAGTGGCACAAGCTGACGGTAGCCGATGAGGGGTTGCGTGAAATCCCGGCGGTGAAGGCTTACCTGGAAACGGTGACGGACGCGTTGTTTGCGCACCGTTATCAGTGGCGCGCGAACTTCGCCGCACAGTGTGGCGAGACGTATTTCGGACACGGGGCCTTTGGCGCGGGCGCGCTGATGGTCGATGATGTGCTCGGTCGCGGTATCCGCTACCGCAATGTGCGTTTGAACCGCCTTTGGTTCGCCGAGGATGCGTACGGCGTGGTGGACAAGGCGCACGTGACATGGACGCTGACGGCGCGCCAGTGCGTGCAGAAGTGGGGTGTGAAGAACCTTCCCGTGCCGATCCGCAATGCGATCGACAACAACAGCCTGGAACGCCCGTTTGAATTCCTGCACGCGATCCGGCCGCGCACGCAGCGCGAAGCGGGCAAGCTGGACAGTCTGAATATGCCGGTGCAGTCGGTATGGATCGCCACGGGTGCGGGCAATGAAATCGTAGAGCATAGCGGCTACCGCACGTTTCCGATTGCCATCGGTCGGTTCTATGCGGCTGACGATTCGGCCTACGGGTACTCCCCCGGGATGGAAGCGCTGGCCGACATGCGCATGTTGCAGAAAATCGAGCAAACCAACATCCGCGGCGCGCAGAAGGCGGTTGACCCGCCGTTGCTGCTCGCTGACGACGGCATTTTGGAAGCCTTTGACCTGCGCAGTGGATCGCTCAATTATGGTTCTTTAGGCCCAAACGGCGAACCGATGGTGCGCCCCTTGGACATGGGTAAGAACGTACCGTTGGGGATCGACTACGCGAACCAGAAGCGCGAGGCAGTGAACCTGGCGTTTTACGTCACGCTGTTTCAAATTCTAGTGGATAACAACCAGATGACGGCGACCGAGGTCTTGCAACGCGCGCAGGAAAAAGGCGTTTTGCTGGGGCCAACGATGGGCCGCGTACAGTCCGAGCAGTTAGGGGCACTGATTACGCGCGAGATCGACATCTTGGCGCACGCCGGGGTGTTGCCCGATCCGCCCGAAGAGTTGATTGAGGCGAGCGAGGATCTACAGGTCGAGTACGACAGCCCCTTGAATCAGGCGATGAAAGCCGAAGACGGGGTAAACGTATTGCGTTGGGTAGAGGCGTGCGCACCGTTTATCCAGGCTGATCCGAATGCGGCGCAGGTGATGAATACGCAAAACATCGTGCGTGGCCTGGCTGACACCTTCGGGATCAAGCAGGACTACGTGCGCAGCGAAGAGGAAATGGCCGAGATTGAACAGCAACAAACCGATCTGGCGCAAGCGCAGCAGTTGCTAGCCGCCGCGCCTGTCGCTGCGGGCGCGGCCAAGGATTTGACGCAAGCGGCCATGAACGTAGGGACTTCGCGGATATGAATGCGGCGTTAGCAAATACCCTGGCCCAAATCTGCCAACGCCTGTACAGACGGCGCAACTATCGCGCGGTGTTTCTGGACGATGCCGGGGCGCTGACCGAAGCGGGCGCGGCAGTGTTGGCCGATCTGGCCCGCTTTGCCTGTGTGCAAAGCACCACCGCGCGGCGCTCTTCTGTCACTGGTGCGGTCGATGCGCACGCAACGATGCTGGCCGAAGGGCGACGCCAACTCTTTACCCGCATCACCCGTTACTTGAACGTCACCGAATCCCAAATCTACTCACTGATGGAGCGCGAACATGGATATGGATCAACCCAACAATTCTGAAAATCCTGCACCTGATACGGCAGAGCAACAGGCAGCGCCGCAAGGCCAACAGTCCGCAGCCCCCGCCTGGCATGACAGCATCCAGGATGAAACCCTGAAAGCCTTCATCGTGGGCAAGGGGTTCAAGGATGCGGGGGAAGCCGCCCGAGCCTTGCAAGTCTTGGAAGGGAAAACGCAAGTCCCAGAATCGGCGGATGCGTACAAACTACCTGTGCCGGAAGGTCATGATCCCGCGTTTGCCACAGAGGCGGCCAAGTGGATGCACGAGGCCGGTATTCCTGTGGCACAAGCACAAGCTTTGGCGCAGCAATGGAATCAGTACCAGCTTGCGCAACAGGAACAGGCTGAACAAGCACGTGCGCAGCAAGGCGAGGCCGACGTGACCGCGCTCAAGAAAGAGTGGGGCAATCAGTACGATGCCAATGTGGAGCTTGGGCGGCGTGCCGTGCGTAGTTTCGGGGTTGATGAAAACGCGCTAGAGCGCATTTCCCAGGCGCTGGGCGATGCCGAAACGTTACGCCTCTTTCAGCGTATTGGTAGCCGTTTAGGCGAAGGGTCTTTGGTTGCTGAATCCAGCGGTGGCGCAGCGGTGCAGGATGGCGAAAAGGCGTTGACATCGCTGATGTTCCCGAGCATGGGCAAGTAGCCGTCAACATTCCCTTGAAAAAACGCACAACTCTGCGGTTTAGATCAAGCAGTATGGGGCTTGATTTCTTTGCACGACGCTTAATAGGAGCTCTGCCATGCTCGTTCTCTCTGTCCAGAATCCCACGATGGGGGATGTCGCCAAGCGGCTTGATCCGAGCGGCAAGGTCGCTGCCATCGTCGAATTGCTCGCCCAGAGCAACCCGATTATCGACGATATGACTTTGCTTGAAGGCAACTTGACCATGGGGCATCGTACCGTCATCCGTGTTGGGCTCCCACAGCCAACGTGGCGCAAGGCATATCAAGGCGTCCAGCCCACCAAGTCCGAAACGGCGCAGGTGGACGAGACCATCGGCACGATGGAAGCTTACGCCGAGGTCGATAAGATGGTGGCTGACCTGAATGGCAACACCGCGGCGTTCCGTCTGACCGAAGAACGCGCCCACATCGAGGGCATGAATCAGGAGATGGCGCGTACCCTGCTTTACGGCAACGAAGGTGCAGACCCGGCCAAATTCACTGGGCTTGCGGCGCGCTACAACCAGCTTTCCGCGCCCAGCGGTGAGAACATCATTGACGCTGGCGGCACGGGTGCGGACAACACTTCTATCTACCTGGTGGTGTGGGGGCCGAACACGGTGCACGCCATCTACCCCAAAGGGCAGAAGTCTGGTCTGGAACACGAGGATAAGGGACGCGTCACGATTGAAAACGTGGACGGCCAAGGCGGGCGCATGGAAGCGTACCGCTCGCACTACAAGTGGGCCATGGGGCTGTGCGTGCGCGACTGGCGTTATTCAGTGCGCATTGCCAATATTGACGTGGCGGCCTTGAGCAATCCCGCGACGGCCAAGGATACGGGCATGGCGCTGATCCGACACATGATTATCGCCAGCGAGCATATCCCCAATTTCGGCATGGGCCGCCCGGTTTGGTACGTGAACCGCACGATCCGCGAATCGCTGCGTCTGGGAATTTTGGATCGCACGGCCAACAACCTGAATTGGGAAAGCGTCGAGGGCAAGCGCGTGATGGTGTTTGACGACATTCCTGTGCGCCGTACCGACGCCATCTTGAACACCGAAGCCCGCGTAATGTAAGGAGCATAGACCATGATTATCGATTCCAGGTTGGAATTTTCCGACAAGCAGGCGGTGACGAGTGGCAACACGCCGTCCACGAACACGATTGACGTTGGCGTGAACAAGCGCGACATCGGCCCAGGCCAACCTATGTTTGTGGTGGTGCAGTTAGGTGCGAATGCTGCCACTGACGTGACTGTGACCATTGAGACATCGGACGCGGATACCTTCAACCCGGTATCCGCCATCGGCTCTGTCGTGCTTGCATCCGGTTCACCGGCGGGTACGCGGGCGGTGGTGGGCTTTCCGTACGCCAACAAGCGCTATATCCGACTGAAATACAGCGCGGCGGGCACGTTCAACGCGTGGTTGAGCAGCGAAGCGCCTACGTCGTGGCAAGCCTACCCGGCGGTGGTGTGACGCCATAAAAGCGAAAACCCCGACTGTTGAGCGCAGTCCGGGGTTTTCTGGATTCACCCTCTGGACGTATCAGAAGGAAAGAATGTAAATGGATTTTAACCTGAAATCCTTGAAGGTGAGCGGAAAAATGAGTGCAGAACAAGCTGGCCGGGTAGGCAACAAACTTGCAAATGCAGCGGTCATTCTTGCTGTCGCCGTGCTGTTGTGGGCCGTCCGCTGGTGGTAGCAGAAAGTTTGACTTTAAAAGGTATCAACATGAGAGTACGCGCAACGCGACACGGTTTTTACGGGGCGACGTTTCACGCCCAAGGCGATGTATTCGAGGTTTCGGACGGGTTGCGCGGCAGTTGGTTTGTGCCTCTCGGACCTACGGATATGGGCTCGGGAGACGACGATCTGGGAAAGCCTCGACGGGGCAGACCTTCCGGTGGCTCACGAAAGCCGAGCGAATCGCCCGAGCCAGAACCAAACGATCCCGATTTGCCGTGATGGACTGATGCTCAAAAAAGCGAAAGCCCCGCCAGCGGACAACTGGTGAGGCTTTCTGGATTCACGCCTACCGACATAGGAATGAACGTAGATGGATTTTAAGCCATTGGTACAAGGAATGGAACTGCTGAACGGATCGTCACAACTGCGCAGACTGCTTTGGGCGTGCGTTGCGGTTGCTGCCATGTTCGGAGTCTCTGCGGTGTTGCACGGCGTTGGTGCCATCCGCTGGTGGTAACACCATGACATCACGCATCGAGATTGCCAACCTAGCCTTGACCCATCTTGGGCAACCGCCCGTCATGGCGCTGGACGACGGCAGCGTGACGGCCAATACGGTAAACACCCTGTTCGATCCAGCGGTCGCTGCCTTGCTGCGCACGCACGTGTGGAATTTTGCCAAGGCGCGGGCAAACTTGCCCGCCATGGCGGAAAAACCTGCATTTGGCTATACGACACAGTACCAGTTGCCCAGCGATTGTCTACGCGTGGTGCAGGTTGGGCGGCACCTGCATACGCTTGGCACGACCGGCTACTACAGCATTGAACAGGGTCGCATACTGATCAATCAGACGGGGGCATTGCCTGTGCAATACGTCCAGATGGTCAATGACGCCGCCCGCTTTGATGCGCTTTTCGTCGATGTGCTGGCCGTGCGCCTGGCGCTGGATGCGTGCGAAAAGCTGACGCACTCGAACGCCAAGAAGCAAATCCTGCGCGAAGAGTTGGAGCAAGCCTTGCGCCGCGCGCGGCGAGCGAACGCGATA